CGATCTTGGAGATTGTCGCCCAGGAACTCCGCAAGCACATCGACTAGTCGTAATGTGGGGTGACCATGGGTGCCATGCGTGACCTCGCTGTCGGGTTCGCGACGATGATCGCGGACTCGTCGATCGGCGTGTACCGCTCCGACGGGTCCACGTACCTCGCCTCCGAGACGGCGATTGTGTTCAAGGACATGCCGCAGAGCCCCGACCGGGTGATCTGCCTGACCAGTGTGCCGCTCACTGACGCCACCGCGGCGTCGTACGGGCTGGTGCTGGTGCAGGCGAAGTTCCGGGGCCTGCCGAACAACAGCCTCGACGTCGACGACCTCGGCGACGCGGTGTTCGACTTGATGCAGAACACCCGCAACGTGACCTTCGGGTCCACGCACGCGATCCAGATCCTCCGCAACAGTTCGGTGCCGATGGGCGTCGACGCGTCGAAGCGGTGGCTGCGCACCGACCACTTCTATGTGGACCTCGACTTCCCAGAGACAGCGAACCGGAACCTCGGCGGCTGGGACTAGCCGCACCCAACAGCCCCCGCGCCGCGGCGGGGTGAGACCGCGGCACCGGGACGGCGCGCCCCCAAGGCCCGGCCCGAGCGTTGCCCGGGAGGCGCGCCGCCCCACCACCCGAATAACAACCCTCAAGCCCTCACCAGCCCGGTGGGGCTTTTTTCATGTCCGAAAAGCCCCCAGGAGGCTGATCCAAGATGAGCAATGCCCTTGCCCGTCGATTCAAGGTCGACGTGTCCGTCGACAACACCACGTGGGTCCCGCTCAAGGGCCTCACCGACTTCAACCCGCAGGAGAACGCCACCCTGCAGGAGGCCAACGACTACGACTCGAACGGGTTCGGCTCGTTCGAGAAGACCCTCACCGGGGTGAAGGTCGCGGTCAAGGCCCGCCGTGTCCTCAACGCCGGCGCGTTCGACCCCGGGCAGGAGCTCGCCCGCGCCACGTGGCTGCAGTTCGGCACCACCGCACGCCTTTACATGCGGTACTACGACCGCAACGGCGCCGCGCAGGCGTACAGCGGCCAGTGGCTCGTGGACTACCAGCAGTCCAAGACCGGTGTGGCGGACATCGAGGAAGTCGCCATCACGTTCACCGCCGACGGCATCGTCTCCCCGATCACGAACCCGTCCACGGCACCCGCCGTACCAGCCATCGCCACCGCGACCCCCTCGGGTGCAGCGACCGGCGCCCTCGTGACGATCACGGGCGCCTACTTCACCGGCGTCGTCGCGACCACTGGCGTGAAGTTCGGCGGCGTCAACGCCACCAACTGGTCCGTCGTGTCGGACTCCACGATCGTCGCCACCATGCCGACCGGCTCGGCCGGCTCCGCCCCGATCATCGTCACCAACGCCGCGGGCGCATCGAACAGCTTCGCGTACACGCGCGGCTAACCAGACCGGGTGGCGGCTCTTGTGAGTGGGGCCGCCACCCTCCAACAACTCCGCCCACTCACACCCCTCACTCACAGGAGAACCAATGTCCACCGAAGAATTCCCGGCATTCGAAGACCTCATCCCGCCCATCGTTCTCCGCGCCAACGGCAAGGAATACACGCTCCCCGTCATCGAATGGGAACGCGGCGTCGACCTGCACCGCAGGATCACGGACGGGACCATGAGTGAGGGCCAAGTGATGCAGGAACTCCTCGGCGAGGACCTGGCAGCCACCCTGATCGCAGACGGCGCCCCTGCAGAGTTCATTGACCGCGTCGGGGCCGTCGCGTTCGCCGATTGGAAGTACGGGCGGGAAACAGCGAAGCAGGTCTGGGCCGACCCAAAAGGGGTGGCCCAAGAGATCCTGAACCGGATTCAGGCTGTAACCGCGACCCAGACCCCGGAGCCCACGGCACCTACGACGCCCACACCGGCCTCTCGGACTTCTACGAGGTCCCCGAAGAAGGCCAAGACGCAGGCGTCGAATGGGCGGAAATCGTAGGGCCCCTCTGGTCCCTCGTCATCGCGGACTTCGCCCAGACCTACCATGTGCGGCTGCACACGCGGCCGCGCATGTCGTGGGCGGAGTTCCGCGACCTGACCCTCGGCCTGCTCACCTGCGACTCCAGGCTGTGGCGGGCCACCCGGCCAGCGGCCCCCGAGCCAGAGCAGACCGTCCCCGACCTTTCCGGCATGACGTACTGAGAGGCGGGTGAGTGGCGTGTCCGACGGACCCATCACCGTAGGCTCCATCAACGCCAAGCTCGTCCTCGACGTCGACGACTTCATGCGCCGCTCCGAGGAGGCCGCCGCCGAGGCGGACAAGCTCGACGGCCGCAAGGTCGAGATCAAGGCCGACGCTGACACCGCCAAAGCCCAAGCCGAGCTCGGGGCCCTCGCCGCCGCCGAAGACAAGGTCAGCCGCTCCGTCGAAGTGAAGACCAAGGCGCAGCGCAGCGAGTTCTCCGCGATGCAGCTTCTCATCGGCGCATCCCCCGTCCTGCTCGCCGGGACGGCAGCGCTCGGCGCGGCAACCATCGGGCTCGGCGTCGCATTCGGCGGGATGGCCGTCGCCGGCATCGCCGCGGTCAAGGGCATCACCCAGGAAATGGCATCCGGGACCATGGTCGGGAACACCTACTCCCGTGGCCTCCGCGAAATGTCCACCGCCTTCGAGGGGATGTCGCACCTAGCCGCCGTGCAGATGGTCCACTCCTTCGATTCGGCAGTCCAAGACGTCAACCAGCACATGCCGCTCCTCGCTGGCATCACCCGGGACGCGTCCTCGGCCCTCGGCAGCATGGGCGCCATGCTCGTGTCGGGGCTCATGCGGTCCCTGACCGAGATGCGGCCCCTCATCGACGCGGGCCTCGTCGGAATCCAGAACCTCGTGCACTGGATCTCCTCGGTGCCCGCGTCGGGCGGCTTCCAGCAGTTCGTCAAGTACGCCATCGACAACCTCCCGGCCACGATCAATCTGGTCGAGAACCTCGTCGGGGCGGTCATCCACCTCGCCACCTCGGTCGCCCCGATGGGGCCCGTCGTGATCAGTGTCCTCAACGGGATCACCTCGGCGATCCAAGCCATCCCCGGGCCCGCCCTCGGCGTCATCACCACCCTCGCCCTCGGGACGTACGGGGCGTTCAAACTGTGGGGTGGGATCGCCCCGATCATCGAGAGCGTCGGGAGCGCGATCTCCTTCGCGGCGACACGGGTCGAGATCGCCATCCCGGTCGTGGGGATCCTGACAGCGGGGATCACCCTGCTCGCCCAGGTCATGGGGGATTCGGCCGAGAGCACCAGGAACGCCGCGGCCGCCACGGATGACTACACCCAGTCCATAACGGATGACGGTGACGCGCTCGGCCGGCACACCAAAGCCCAGATCATCGACAACCTTGCGAAGACCGATGCGATCAGCATCGGAAAGCAGGCGGGCCTGACGGCGGCCGACCTCGCCAACGCCATCCTCGATGGGGGCGCCGCCGCCGAGTATGTCACCACACGGGTCAAGGCCCACGCTGACGCCCTCGGCAACGTCGGCTCGGAGTCCCTTGACTGGGCGAACAAGTCGCGGATCCTCGACGAGATCCTCGGCAACACCACGGGCCGCATCCAGGATCAGACCCAGACGGTGAAGGAGAACGCCGACGCGAAGAGCATGGCTGCCGCGGCTGACACCACGCAGACCATGTACCTCGACCAGCAAGCTGCTGCTCTTGGGACGACTACGCAGGCGCTCAACATGGCCCGGTCCGCTCAGACCGATGTCGGGGCGCAGACCGCGCAGACGACCCTTCAGATGCAGCTGCAGAACAACGCGGCTGGGCTGCTCAAGCAGGGCCTCGACGCGCTGAATGCGGGGGCGCTGACGCTGGCGCAGGCGGAGACGGCGACGTGGGCGGCGATCAACACGGCCACGGATTCTCTGAAGAACAACAAGGCCGTGATCGAGGGGCACTCGGCGGCGGCTGTGGCGGACCAGCAGGCCCTGCAGGGTGTGGCATCGGGCGCCCAGGCGCAGGCGGAGAAGGTCGCGGAGTCTACCGGGTCCACGCAGGAGGCAATCAAGACCTATGCGGACGCGAAGACGGCACTTGAGAACCAGCTGCGCTCGCAGGGGCTCCTCACGGGCGCGGTGCAGGACTACATCAACAAGATCTTCGACGTCAACAACCTCAAGGTGAAGCCGACGAAGATCGAGGTTGACAAGTCCCAGGCTGACGCAGCCCTAGCCGAACTGCAGGCGCAGTTGGCGGCGCTGCCCTCGCAGCGGGTCATCAGTGTCGTCACGCACAACTCGACAGTGAATGACGGCACGGGGCAGTCGGGCACGGGCGGCACTGGCGGGCAGGGTCTCATGGTCCCGCAGTCGTGGCTCGGCGGCACCGTCGGATACCTCGCCGGGGGCGGTGGGGTGGCTCATCCGTTCGCGCGCGGCACGGACACGGAGCCGTACATGCTCACCCGGGGCGAGTTTGTGGTGAACCGGTCGTCGACCAACGCGATCGAACGGGATTACCCGGGGGCGATGAACTACATGAACCGCACCGGGAAGCTACCGCAGACCGGCGGCGGGCAGGCCCCGATCTACCTGACCGCGGTGTTCGAGAACCCATTCACAGGCGAGCAGGTCACGGCCAGGGTCCGCGCCGTCGCCCGCGACGAGGTCGGAGGGGCCTTACGCGAAATGACGCTCAGGCGCCCCCGCGGCTAGCCGGTTCTGCCGCAGGCGGCTTCTGACCATCGAGCCGGCGCTCGGCTCTCTCTATGAGGTCAGTGGCTTTGAGGCCGAGCGCCAGCGAGACGTCGGCGAGGACCCGCACGGACATGTGCCGCTGGTCAGACAGATAGCGGGAGAGCGTGCTCGACTGCATCTCGGCCCGTTTCGCGATCTCCTGCCAGCTCATCCGCTGCGCCGCTGCTTCGGCTCGAATCTCAGCGGTGACGGCGGCCTCGAAGGGGCTGAATGGTCGTTCCACGTTCACATCCTGCAGCGTACTAGACCATCTGGAGGTTCCTCGTGTCGGTAACCGTGCGTACGAACCTGCTCAAGTACGGGACCTTCGAGGGCGGGATCACCACCGGCTGGACCGGGACCAACTGCACCCTCGGCACGAGCACGGCGAAGTCCGATACCGGGGCCTACTCGATGACCCTGACCGCGTCGACGGCGGCGGCGTTCAGCGTCGCCACCGCGACCGGCACCTCGGGCATCCCGGTCACAGCGGGCCTGTCGTACGCGTTCCAGATGAAAAGCGAGGCGGCGGCGACCTCCCGCACGGTGACGCTGAGCATCACCTGGTACAACTCGTCCGGCACACTTCTCTCGACCTCGTCCGGGACGGGCGTGGCGGACACCACGACGGGCTTCACCGCCGCGAGCGTCGTGGCGGTCGCCCCGGCGTCGTCGGCGTTCGCGTCCGTGAAGGTCGCCTACAACACCGCCGCCACGTCCGAGCTCCACTACGTGGACACCGGGTTCTTCGAGCAGTCCACCGTCGTCAGTACCCCGTTCGACGGGGACAGTGTCGACGCGGCCGGGGTCATCTACGCGTGGACTGGCACCCCGTACCAGTCGACCTCGACGGCCACCACCTACACCCCGGCCATCTCGCTCGCCTCGAGCTCCTCGCCCTGCCCGAACGTGGTCATCACCCTCACCGACGTCACCCCGACGGACAACACCGTCAACATCTGGCGGACAGCGGACGGAACCCGCACCGCCGTGCGCGGCACCCGGGGCTTGACCGTGAACGGCTCCAACGCGGTCACGGACTTCGAGGTGCCGCTGGGGCGGACAGTCTCCTACGACCTCGAAGTCGTCACCGGGATCAGCGCAGGCGTGATCACACCCACCGCGACCATCACCGTGTCCTCCCCGACGGACTCCCTCGGGAAGCCGACATGGTGGATTCAGGACCCGCTCGTGCCGAGCTCTGCGGTCGCCCTGTCCGTGGCCCGCGGAGACAAGTCCAGGCCGTACCTCACCGCCGCCGCGGTGAAGTCGCTCGAATACAGCTCCGATGTGACCATCATCCCGATCGCGGGGTCCTCGCAGCCGGTCGCGATCGGCGGGCAGCGGCTCATCGCCCAGAACGTCCCCTTCGAGACGTTCACGAACACGGCGCAGACCACCACCACCCTGCGCACTCTGCTGCAGCAGACCGCCGTCCTACTCATCCGGCCCCCAGGGGTGAGGAATGACGGGGTGCCCGGCCTGTTCTACACCGCGGTTCCGAAGGTGGTCGAGCAGCCGGTCACGGTCGCGTTCGGCGGCACTCTCACGAAGTGGGAGATCACCGGCTCGGGCGTCGCCGCGCCGACGGCGTCGATCCTCGTACCCGTTTGGACGTACGGGTCCGTCGCAGCCCTCTGGGCCACCTACCAGCAGGCCCAGACGACGCTCGCCGCCAAGACGTACCTCGACGTCCAGAAGTCACCCACCGGCGCCTAGGAGGACCCATTGAGCTCGACCGAGGTCCTGTTCGCGAACTACACCCTCACCGCCAGCACACAGGACCAGGGCAGGCTCATCAGCTTCGGGCAGGACTGGATCGGTGTCGGCCTCATCGTCTCGGCGGTGTCCGCCGGGGCGCAGGCCGCGTTCAAGCTGCAATGGTCCTCGGACGCCGTGAGCTGGACGGACGACCCGACAGCGTTCGCCACCGTCA